CTTCTCTTGATCCTACCCCTGGATGTTCGTGTGCTTGGAGTAGAATATCAAGACAAAGAATTTAGTGGGCAGCATGAGTGTTATATGAGAAACATTGAACTAGTGTTTAACGGCAGAGATCATTCATTCTCAAGTTCAAGTCTTCGCAAACGTGTTGCCCATGCGGAAACAGTAAAGGTACTAAAAAATGGAACCAATCAAGGCGCCTAAGACACTCAAACTATATCAGTTGATTAAACAAACTGGTATGTCGTTTACAACCACAGGTAGCAGTGGTAGCAGTGCAACAGCGGCACTTGGCATTGGATTTTATCTTAGCCTACAAGAAGCTGAACAAAATCGTACACTTGAAGTTCTTAAAGACACATCTACTGGCGTTAACAAACCCAAGTATCATGTATTTGAACTTGAAGTTCCGAACCCCGCATACGAGGAATAATAATGAATATTTTATTTAACGGCGACTCTAACATGAACGGTGAGGAGTTAGTAGATCGTAGTCAAAGCATGGCTGGTGTTATTGCAAAAAAGTTCGGTGCAGTATCAACTAACCTAGCAGTTAGCGGGGCCAGCAATGACTTGATCTATGATTCAACTTGGGATTATCTACAAAATAATCCGGCCCCTGACCTAGTAGTCATCGGGTGGAGCGAACATGGCCGTGAGCAATGGTATTTTGATGGCAAATTCCATGAGATCAATCAACTGGATGTAGGTCAACAGATTCCCAACGAGTTTCGCCGTCGCTATCAATTTTGGAAGAATCACATTCAGTCCGAAGGCGAATGGCATCGTGTTATGAGCTACTACTGGCACAACAAAATCTACAATCTTCATATGTGGTTGTACGAGAGAAAAATTCCGCACTTGTTTTTTAATGCATTTCAACATTTCCGTATTGACAATTCCAAAGAATGGTTAGACTGGCATTGTTGTTTTTTCTGTCCGTATGTCGCAAATCAATGCTATGTCCCGTTCTGTATGCAACAGGAGTACGAAGAAATTACTCCTGGATGGAATCACTATGGACCCGAAGCACACGAAGCCTGGGCTAATATTTTACTTGACGAAATCTATACAAGTCCTGCACATGCTATGATATTCGAACGTAACCCATCACTACGAACAAAATAATGATTCTGTATGTAAACGGTGATAGTCACGCTGCGGCAGCTGAATGTGTTAACTCACATGCATGGGCTAAGGATGATGGGTTCTTTTGGGGGCTTGATCGTATGCCTCATCCAGACAACGAAAAAGCCAGCTTTGGTTGTGAACTAGCCAATTGGCTTTTTGCTGTGCTGTACTTATATGCACAATCAGGATGTTCTAACACACGCATCATGCGTACCACTAGAGAGTGGATCAAACAAAATCCAGATGCTGTCAAAGACTGCTTTATGGTTATCCAATGGACCACTTGGGAACGAGAAGAATGGTGGCACGAAGGGCATGACTTTCAAGTTAATGCTAGCGGCATCGATGATGTACCCCCAGAGTTACAAGAACGCTACAAACAGTTCATAGTTGATGTAGATTGGGAAAAGTGTAGACAACGTGCGCATGAAGAGATTTGGGAGTTCCACAAAGAACTAGAAGCCTTGGGTGTACGACATGTTATGTTCAATGGTAACAACCATTTTGGCGGCATTGCTGATCAAAAGGACTGGGGTGTTAGCTACATTGGTCCTTACAACTCTGAACTAACGTACGATAAAGTATTAAGAACTAACAATTTCAAAACGGTTAACCCAGAATCGTGGCATTTTGGCCCAGAAGCCCATTGCTTTTGGGGCGAATACCTGCTACAATACATTAAGATTAATCAACTACTGAAACCCAATGAAATACCTACTTATTGACACGTCCAACATGTTCTTTCGTGCTCGACATCAAGCACACAGAGCAGCAGATACATGGACTAAGTTAGGGTTTGCATTACACTTAACAATCATGAGTGCTAACAAAGTAGCTCGTGATTTAGGCTGTGACCACGTGGTTTTCGCACTGGAAGGTCGTAGCTGGCGCAAGGACTTTTACAAGCCCTACAAAGCTAACCGTGCTGTAGCACGTGGTGCAATGACAGAAACAGAAGCAGAAGAAGACAAGCTGTTCTGGGAGACATATGATTCTTTGACTAAATACTTGTCAGAGAAGACAAATTGTAGCGTTATCCGTTGCGCCACTGCTGAAGCAGATGACGTAATCGCTCGTTGGATTGCACTACACCCCCAAGATGAACACACGATCGTAAGCACAGACTCAGATTTTGTCCAGTTGGTCGCGCCCAATGTGCGATTGTACAATGGCGTAAATGATCACCTGTTTACAGTAGACGGTGCGTTTGATGGCAAAGGCAAAAAACTAGCATTTGAAATCAAAAGTGATTCAAAGATTCGAGTTGGCAAACCCGATGCTAACTTTGAGACTCCGGTGGACTATCAGAAGTGGGTGTTATTCATGAAGTGTATGCGTGGCGACGGTGGCGACAACGTGTTCTCTGCTTATCCAGGTGTGCGTGTGAAAAGCACCAAGAACAATGTAGGACTAACTGAAGCATTTGCGGATCGTGATAAAAAAGGCTATTCTTGGAACAATCTCATGTTGCAACGTTGGACTGACCACAACAAAGAAGAACACCAGGTGCTCGAAGATTACGAACGTAACGTGACTCTAATTGATCTTACTGCACAGCCACAAGATATTAAAGATGTTGTAGACTTGGCCATTATCAACCAAATTTCCCATAAGGATGTTGGTATGGTAGGCGCACACTTCTTAAAGTTCTGCGGCAAGTTCGAACTTACAAAACTAAGCGACCACGCTGATGCAGTGGGTCGTTGGTTGAATCAAACATATAAAGGAGTATTAGATGATACTAGCCAAACCCGTAGTAGCTAACCAATACTGGATCCTTAAAAAGGACAACCAGAAGGTAGGTAACATTCAAGCAGTTGATGATGGTTATCAAATTACCATACAAAACAAAACAGGAACATACAAAACTATTCCAATGATTAGTCGTTGGGAGAACATTGAGTTTGTACCTGCTGAAAAAACAACCAAGCCAGCTAACAATGAAGTTCACGGCTATCATACTGGTTGCAAAGTTTACAATCCTATTTGGGATGTGAAACACAAGCTGCCATTGTTTACCAAAGACGACAAAAGCAAGAGCTGGTTTGCAGCCGGCTGGTATCTAGTAAAGCAACACCGTAACTGGAAAGCTGTTCAAAATCCCAAACTAATATCCTTAGAACGCTATGCGTACAAAGGTCCATTCCACACTAAAGAAGAAGCAAATGACAAATCCGTTTCGTGACTCTGATACCCTTTAGAGGAAAAAAAACATTCTGAAGAAACCAAGGCAAAAATGAGATTAAAAGCACAACAACGAAAACTTAAAGAAAAAGAGGATACAAAATGAACGTATTTAGAGACATGGAAAAATTTATGAAGGCTTGCGACCAGTCAGTTGACGAGTTCAATGGTACACAGTTTGATATGTACTGTGCCCTTATTGAAGAAGAGCACAAAGAACTAAAGGTTGCGCTAGCAGAAAATGACGAAGAAGAAATTGTCGATGCATTGTTAGACATCCTTGTTGTGACCATGGGCGCACTGCATAGTTTTGGTGCAGACGGTGAAGGCGGCTGGAAAGAAGTTATGAAAACTAACTTTGCCAAGATTGACAAAGACACAGGTAAAGTACGCAAGCGTGAAGACGGCAAAGTGCTCAAACCAGTGGGCTGGGAACCACCTAACTTAAAACCCTTCTTGAAGAAGAAATGATCGATCCAACGTCAATGACCAAGGAAGAGGCAAAGGCATTCTTACGTAAAGTAATGGGGCCTCCTCGTCGCACGTTAGAAGGCAAAGAAAAGAACGACATTATATTGTTGTTAGCATTAATGGAACCATACTCAGCATCAAACAATCAACACAGTTGGACAGAGTGTTACATGATAGGCAAAACAGATTATCATGTAACAACGTTTCCAGACAAAGAAGTTATTGTTGAAGAGATGTTAAAGGAAGAACAATGAGCACACAAGTAACAACAGCATTTGATGCTGACCCAGAGTTTGGCAAAGTAATTACAGTTAAGCATGGTCCTATTCCTATTGGACAATGGGCAGAAACTCTGCCTGCTGAAGAACTAGCAGAGTGGTTGCGCCAAGACGACATTCACGAAAAAGCTGTGCATGCCGCTGTGGCCGCTGGTGACTGCGAGATTGATCAACTAAGCACACAAAATGCTGCTATCAAATGGCGCAGCCAAGAGATACATCAAAAGTGGATGGATACTATATCCAACGAAGACCATGCTATCTATCATGCCTTCTGGGATCGTTATCACAAGGCAATGGAGAACAAATGAGTTTACATATCAACAAGTTTATTGACTTGATTAGGGCACAAGAAAGTCGTGGCGGCAGAGATGTTAGCATGAGTCTTGCTGATGCTAAGAGTTTGCATAGCGACATTACCAAGTTATTGCTAACTCTTGAGAAGTTACGTGAAGACCAAAGCAAAACTGATGAAGTAATCACAGTAGAAGTAACCGGCGGTTCCTTTTAACAGCTACATTTTTAGATAAATAAATGTAGGAGTTTAATGATGAGCAGACCAAAACCCAGTGTGTTAATTGAACACACAAACAAACAAACTTATAAGACTGAGCAAGTGCTTGCGTCGGAAGGGGTGTGGGCGGTGTTCTTTGACTCGAAGCCTATAAACTTAAAAACCAGTAACCTGTTAACACAGTACCCAGGCCCTAAGTACAAGAAGGTAAGTTTTTCCAATCCTGGCCATGCAATTAACCTGGCCCGCAAACTCAACACACAGTTTAAAACAGACAAGTTTACTGTGGTACTGTTGAC